ACCTACATCAACACCCGGCCACTCACGATATACCCAAAATGTGCCAGACGCATCCACAGCAATCCAAGCCATAAACCAATTCTTTGCACCCGCCGGGTCAATAATCTGATAGCGAGTAACATTTGTAGTTGGGATTTCTGATGGCTGGACAACATTGACTTCTTTATTGAATTTGGGAAACTTGGTGGCGTGGGACTTGACTGGAACCCCGTACGCACGAATTAGGATCTCCTCTCGAGGCCGACCAACCAAAGTCTCCTTACTCCGCTCGTAGCCACCCAAAGGGTTGTCTGGGGAGTGGAAGTCATGCACGGAGGCATTGCGCTTCTTGCTCCTCTGGACATAGGGGACAAGCTCACCATTTAGCAGTTCAGCCTCGCGGCTCTCTATGCTGGTGGCTCCGTCTAGGTACTCTTTGATCACCTCCGTGTACCCGTCAATCGGCGTGAAGGTAAGTAGTAACTTTGCGTTGCGGGTTGCCAGTCGGAACCGCAGGGTGTTTATAAGCTCAGGCCCAAGCAAATACTCATCCAACCACACGCCCACATTATGCCAATTAGGAGAGCGAGAACCCAACTCCGCTCCCTCCAAGATGGTCGGGTTGTTCTGGTACTGGGAGTAGGTCTTAAATATGATTTGAGATCCGTTGGGTAGGATGAGCGATGAGTCAGTAAATCCATTCTTCTTCGTGTAGCTGATGTATGTCCCGGAGGATGTCTGCTTCGTGCGTAGCTCCGCTGGAAGCCAATCCCACACGGCACTCTGCTGCTGTCGGATGCTAACCTCGGAGGTCTGTGCAAAGCACATGATCTCGGAATTGGGGTTCTCGATAGCAGCACGCACCACGCTGAATGCGCCCCACTGCGTCTTGCCGCTGCGGTTGCCACCTAGTGCCACAATCTCGTTAACCTCCTGTAACTGATCCTCTGCCTTCGCCCAGTGGGGGAGTCGGAAGCCAAAGCGATACGGGTCGCGTTCCGCGTTGTCCACAGCCTCATGGTATACCCTGTGCAGCTCTATAAGCTCCTCTGGCTCCATGAGGGAGATTTCCTCATCGGTCGGCGGTGAAAGGATCTGGTGGGTACGCCACTTCATGCGACAATTTCAGCCTCGACTGCCTGTGCTTTAACCTTGCTGGCGATGCGGCTTTTAGCCTCTGCGATCATCTTTGCGGCATCGTCGATAGATGCACCCTGCCTATGTTCCACGACCGCAGTAGCCATGCCAGAGAGCTGCATGGACTTGTCAGTTAAAACGCCCACAGTAATCGCCAGTCGGTCTGGTGAGATGTTCTTGAGTTGGTCTGGGTCGTCGGCAAGCTGATCCGCTTTCGCAAACAGCAGGTCTGTGTAGGTTTCAGCCGCCATCGCGTACTTCTGGCTGAATTCCTTGCGCTTCGTCTCTAGGGTGTCGCTGTGCCGCCACATGAGCGACCGCACGGTGTCACGGGCAAGCCCGGTGATCTCGGAGGTGGACTTGATAGATTTACCCTGTGCGAGCAGCCAGAGGCAATTTGCCGCAGCCTGTGGGTTCCAGAACTCCACACGCTGCCTGTTTCCGTGTTCCTCGGCTCGGCGCATGACCTCTGCGAACCATTCTTGATCTGGTTCTGCGGTTAGTTTCTCGCTCATGGTGGTTAGTTTTACTTCAGCTTTGCGGCGTTTGCAATAGCGGAAGCGTCACCTTTTGCGGTAGACTTCTTCTTGGGTTTCTTGGTGTTTCTTTCCGCTTGAATTTGCTGATATGATCGATACGCCTCTGGATTTCCAGAACCAAACTGTTTAGCTCGATTGCTTTTAGTTTTTTGGGTTCCCTCGCGCAATATTAGAGGTTTTGCACTTCCAGTAATATCACCAGTTAAAAGCTTATCAAGATTGATACCTGTGACCATTAGTGGCTGCGCTCCAAGCCTTCCCCCAACTTTCTTTTTAGCAAACGCCCGTGGATCTGTTGTAAGTTTTGCTACATTGTGCATTTCCGACAGCGTAGCTTTTTTCTTAAATTTAATCCTCCAAGGATACGCCTTGTTTAATTCTGGTTTGTGTTCTGGAGTCGAACCATCGTACTCTGCAATAGCATACAGGTCTCCAAGTTCAGCACCTTCAAACTCTGGTTGGCGATATTCTTTTGCTGCTGTCTCTAGATCAAGACCAAGTTCAACAAGCTTTTTGTATTTAATAGGAAGAGTTTTTGCCGTCAGCTTACTATAGAACATAGGAGCCGCAGCCCAAGGAATTTTATTGAAATAGTTTGATAGATCATCTGCGCTTTCAATCATTTTAGCTGCGTTGCGCCAGTCAGTCTTAACATTTTTGCTGTCTGAATTTATAATGCGCTTCATTGCTTGCTTGATATGATCATTGGCCAATTCTTCGCTAATCTCGCCAGTTGCAACTAGATATTTCCACTTTTCAGCATATGCCTTTCTGGCATCAAGCGAGTTTAGGTGGTTTGCGGAACCAAGAGATGCCAGACCGATAAGTGGTTCTCCATCTTTTTTCCATCTAGTAACAAACGCATCTGCTGCGGCTTTGTCAGTAAATGCCCATCCATCGTTATCTAGATATCCCGGCCCTCCTTTAAAGCTTGCTGTGTACTCTCCGTATTTGACATCACCAACAAGCGACAAGTCAGATGTTAGCACTTGCACTCGCTTGCCTTTGAATGCTGATAATTTTTCTACTGGTTCTGGCAGGAATCGCATCTGACCAGTCTGCGAAATCTTCCGCATCTCTGGGGTGATGTTCACCTTCCAGATTGGAATGCTGCCAGTTTCCGCTTCCTCGCCGCTCATGATGTCGGCTTCCACGGACTGCGTCATGTCTGCCTTCTCGACCTTTCCACCGAACGGCTTAACATACTTCCCGATCTGTTTCGGCAGCATGGTGTCGTAAAATCTTTTCAGGCTGGAGCCTACGACTTTGAGGCCGTTACCCCGCAGTTCGTGGTTTCCCGCGCCATTAAGCGTGTCGGGTTGCAGGAGTCTAGCCGCGACATCCTCACCGATGTAGTCAGGGAGCTTCTCGGGAGAAACCGTTTCGTCCATGACGCGCTGCCGATCTTTCGTTGCAATGAGACGTTGGTTGAACGGGTCATAGTTCACCGCGTCTATTTGCTTACTGAGATCAAACCGATCATTCTGCGTCTCTCCAGTCGTCCAACCAATCCAGTCCTTGCCACCATCCACGGCATCACGCAGTGCGCGTTTGAATAGTTGGATTGGCCAAGTTGTTCGGAAGGGTGCGTCTGCAACACCATCAACATTTGATTTTGCTCTCAAGAATGACTCAACATCAAAGCTTGTATCGTCTTTTTGAAACTCTTTAATTTGATCAAGTGCTTCAATTTTAGTAAGCGGATTAAATCCTTCATTTTCACGCTCGGAGTCTGACCACATTCCGTTGGGGTCAGCAGTTCGCAAAATATCCCTCAACTGCTCAATGTCTAGGTCTTCTAGTTTCTGTTCAACTTTATCTCCACGATACCCCTTCTTCCTACCCTCCTGATGCCTGTCAGACTGGAACTCTTCCACGAACAAGCCCTCGCTGCCATCGTCCAGCGTGCGTTCGTTTGTACGCATGTGGGCGACATAGTTTGGAATGTCTGGGAAGTGGGATGACTGATAATCGGATTGCCGGGGCTGAATGTTGTAATCTTTGATGCCTTCCTTCCGCGCATATTCTTGCGCTGCCCCAAATGTCTGAAATCCCGCCTTGATGGTTTTACCGGATGTTGCGTTGTAAATCGAAAGCCCTTCGTCTGGCATCGCCAGCACCACCTCGCGGTAGTTCTCGCCGCCGGGGAGGACATATTGGGAGAATTGAGTTTGGTCTAAAGGGTTTTGACCAATAATAGCTGTTTCTGTAGTAAGATATCCCGCGTTTGGATTCATCATCCTTGCGGTTGCCTCTTCTTCGGTTGCAAATGGGCCTTCGTCTTCAATCGGATTTGTAATATACCAATCTCCGTTAATTTCCTCAACTTGAACATTTGGTGGCAATTGTGGTTCTGGTGCAATTCCGCTTGGTTGCTTTCTTGCAACCTCCTCAAACCTAACTCTACCATCGTTGCGAAGGTAGTTAAGCAGATCCTCCTTGGACACCTTGCCATCCTTCTCCAGACTCGCCAACGCCTGCTCTATGCCGCTCCACTTGATCTCATCAGCCTTGACTCCACTTCCCCGTGTCGGGTCGATGGTAGCCATGATCTGCTGCGCTGTGGCGCGGGTGGGAACCTTGTCGGTGATGACGCGATCCAGTTGGGAGTAGAACTTGTCCTCGTCCACGCCATCTGGCATGAAGCGGGTTGGGGTCTGCTCTCCAGATTCCTTTCTGTCCAAAAAGCTCATTATGGATGAAATTGCAGACTCGGTGCTTGCTTCAGAATCTCCCCTTCCTGCCCATGTGGTAAACTCTTCCTCAAGGTCTCTCTTCGCTTGATCAACCTTGTCTAGAATGTCTTGTGGAAAGTATCCAGATGGAGCGTCATTAATGATGAAGTCAAGCTCGTCAATCGCCTCGCGTTCGGTGAGGTTTTCGTCCAACCCATTGCGGATTTCGCGGAGTCTAGTGAGCGTGACATCACTACCCTGCTCACCCTCTGGCATCGCTCGCTGGGCTTCTGGCATGCGGACTTGGCGATCCTCGTAGCTTGGAGTGTAGCGTAGATCCTTTGGCTCGCCATTCTCGTCTAGGATCGGCTCACCTTCTGGCATGAAGTTCACCTTCACAAGATGATTCTGATATGGCAAGTTAGTGCGTCCTTCCAATTCCGTTGCCTTGTTGATGCGGTCAATTCGGTAAGTCTTAACCACGGCATTTTTTGCCTTCTCTGCTGCTAGTAGCGGATTGATGTCCTTCTGACCCTTTCCGACATTTCCGAACACCGTGTTGATGAAGTTCTTGCGGACTTCCCACTCGTTTCCGTACTTGCTCTTGAAGTAAGCATCCGTTGGTTCGTTGCGACCATGATTCTCAATCACTTGGTTCACATCGTTCAGAATCTGCTCTGCGTTGCCCTTGTAAAGTGCTTGCCCTCGCTTGCTCGCTGCCTTCTCAAAAGCGTTAGCATGCAACTGCTGGACGCTCATGAGACGCACTAGTAGGTTGCCGTCCTTGGTGATCTTGATGCCATACGGGACAATCTCACGCATGGAAACTCCCAGTGTGTCGTAAGCCACACGCTTGCCCTTGCGTTTTTTGGTAGCGGGTTGGTTAAACACTAGGAATCTGCGCCCGGTGTTCTCTTTGGCTGCACCATTAAGAAGATCTAGCTGTCGAAGTTGCGCGTTATTAAACCTCCCGGATGCACGAAGTATTTGAATCTGACGATCCGTAAGATATTCACCAGTCCATGAATCCTCTTCTGGGTTGAATCTCAACTCACCCGGCTCAAGTGTCTCTCCACGATTAAGTCTGTTTTGTTGGTCTTCAACTAGCAACAATCCAGAGGTTGCCCTGAGTTTTTCCGTTTCATCCGAAAGCGGAATTAACTCGCCATTTCTATCACGCAAAGGAACGCCATTCTCATCACTTTCAAACATGGATGGCATTTCATTCAAAATCGGGTCATCTTTCCCGCTAATAGGAATCATATGCCCTTCAGACTCACCCTTAGTGACTTTTGCAACATGCATGGGGCGACCAGCAGACTCGGAGATCATCTTGCGGAATAGCTTCTTCATCTCTGGAATCTCGCGGATTCCTTCCGCCAGCAGACCATTTCCGTAGACTGCTCGTCCGTTCTTGTCTGTAGCCCCACCAAGCTTGTAAAAGAAGTCCTTGATGATTGGTGCTTGCTGCAGGATGGCATTCCCAAATGACTGCATCTTGCGGGTTACCAGCATGCGTCCAGCTTGTTTTCCAAGTTCACCAGTTTCGGCCATGCCCATCATGTCGTCTGCCATCGAGTCCACGAAGTACTCAATTGCAATATCATTGTCCGTAGGTGGCGTAAATGCGCGCTCTCTTGCAGGAATCTTCTCGCCTGCAGCAATCTTTTGGTTTATTTGCCTATTGTGTTGAGCCTCCAGCCTGCGCGTGTACTCATCCTTAAATGCTTGAAAGTTTTCATCAAGCTTACCATCTTTCCCGCGCAGAAGACCACCAGTCTGAACTCCATCTCCAACTAGGGCTGCGGCAACGCCACCTTCCATTTGATTACGAACCAAGATGTAGTGGTTAATCTCATGCGCCAGCAATGGTTTGAGAGGGTTGCGAGCCATCGGGTTGATGAACGCAGTATTGCTTGCTGGGTCAAAAGCACCTCCACCTTGGTCGGTAAACCTAACATTTAGGTTTGGGAATGAGGATGCGTAGGTTCCAATGGATCGTTTCATGCCGTCATTAAGGGCATTGAATGCAACTCGTTGGCTGCCATCTTTCAGAGTACGATAGAAGTTTATCGCAGATCCACGCTGAAGCTTTTTGATGCGATCTGTGGAAGCGGCAGTAATTCCCCCAAGTGCTGCTCCAGTTCCACCAAAAACAACTGTTTCGGCTGCGGCTTGCTTCAGGGTGTTCATGTCCATTTCCCCACCATCTGAGATCCACTGAAAAGCGAGGTCAACAGGGTATGCGGCAGCCATACCTTTTGCCACATCTCCAGCCAGACCAGTCACGCGACTGCCAAGTGTAGAGGTATCCATTAGGTGTGCTATAGATCTTTGTGTCGCACCCAATGTTTCGTAATTGGCAACACGCTGCCAGAATGGAATTAGTTCACGGGCATTTGCTGTCTCTTTGCCAATCATCCTCACAAAGTGTCCAGCACCTTTCAAAAATGGTGCGGTAGACCACGCAGTGCGAATTGCCGCAGGGACAAACGCCACGGGGCCAAGTCCCATTGCCGCTCCAGCACCACCAAGACCAGAGAGCGAAGAAATGCGGTTCATCGCGTTCCACGCCTTATCTGCGCCAATTTTGGCAGCTAAGGTAGAAAGACCCTTGTCGATTCCGATCATGGCCTTTCCTGTTCCCTCTATAAGCCCACCAATTGCCTGTATTGGCATTCCGGGCAGTTCCCTAGCCCTCTGTGCCACAAAGTTTATCTTGTCGGCTACAGCGGCATCCTGAGCTAATTTAGCAGCCTCGTCGGAAGCCCTTGCAATTTCGTCAGTCAGACCCTGCGCCCTCGCCCCAGCTTCCAGACCTTTCGTGCGAAGATTGTCGGCAAGTGTGCGAGCAGAATTAGCCCGGTCAACAATACCCATTTTGGAGAGCTTGTCGGCCTGACGCTCGGCAAACAATGCCTCCTGCTCGGCTTTTTGAGCTAGATAATTGGTTTGTGCAAGGTGACTATTTAGCCCATTCACCCGTTGATTAGCAGCTAAGGCTTGTGCTGCCTTGTTTTCAGACTCCAGCAACTTCCTTGCAATCGGCTTAAACGCTGCGGTAACACCCTTTTGTGCAACGCCAAATCCAACCCTAGCGGCTAGTGCCTCTGGTGCTAGTGGATTTACTAGTGAAAGTGTTAATCCAGCCGCTCTTCCACCCTCAATAGCTTGCTGTGTGGCTTCAGGGCCAATCAATTGTTCCGCTTGTTGCCTTCCCTCTGCGAACTGCGTTTTTAGTCCGATAACTTTTGCGAGTTCGTCGGCGACTTCTGCCGTGTTGACCTTCTCCATGTCGGCCAAATCACGATCATACTTCTGCTCAAGATACGAGACTTGGTAGTCCTGCATCATGCCATCCCACATGGTCTTGGCGGTAACCTTGTCGATTTCAGTAGCAGCAGCCCTTGCCAATCCTGCGGATGAGGCAAACAAATCCTTTGCCGCTTCTTCTGTTGTGATTCTGGATTCAGCCCTCTTCTCTGGAGTTAGTGCTTCAGCACCATACTGGTCGAATGCACCACCGAAAACTCTACTGCTTGCGATGTGCTTAATTCCACCAAGTTCGTTCTGTGCAATTACATTTGCCCCTTGGACGGTTTTTGATGCGATGTCTTTAATGGAATCCCAAATTCCAACATCTGGAGCCTCATCCAACTCCAAACGCTTGTACTCACGATACAGGTCGATGTTCTCCTCCTTTAGCAGGTCGTCCCTGCTCGCCATCAGCGTCTTTCCGGTGTCGTTAAGAGTGTAGTCATCGTTAAGTGCGCCAACCTTTTTCAAGGAAAGTGCCATCTGACCGCTCTCCGTAACCTGCCCGTCCGGGGTAGCATACCCACGCGCAACTAGATCCTCAACAGAGTTTACTGATGGAAACAACTGGTTGTCATACAATGGTTGATTGTTCGCATTGTAAGTTGGTACAGCAAAGTCTTGAGGAAGTGCCGCGACATCCTCTGGAGCGGCATCCTTTACAGCCATGCTCAGGCTGTGTTGTTCAAGGGCTTGTTTTAGTGCGTCCCGTTGTTGGGGGTTCATTGTGGTTATCGTGTTGGAAAGAATAAAGATTCAAGTCCCATTGGAGTAACCGCAGATGGTTGTGATTGCGGTTGGGCTTGTGGTGCTGGTTGAGTTGTACCAGTACCCTGTCCGCCTTGCAATCTGCTTTTTAGGCTATTAACCCTGTTGAAGTATTGAATCTCATCCATAAACATTGGGACGGATTCTGGGTTGTCGAGAATCTCAGCAGCCTTAGTGGTTTGTCTGTTTGATTTAGGATCAATTGGCATAACCTCAAATACGCTCTCATCCAATCCTAGTTTCTTACCTGCTCTTACCGTGCCGCTTGCAATACGCATGAGCGTACTTTGCGCTGACTTCCAATCTTGAGCGAGGTCTAGGTCGTTTACAGCACGCTGCAACGCCATCGTTTCCTTCTCAGACATGCCAGCAGCAGTGCCGCTTTGGGCCTTGATGTCACGCATCGCCTGCACCAAGTCTTGTCCTTTAAGGTTGTTGTAAAGAGCATACACACCACCCTGAGTACGGGCAAGTTCGCGCAGCGTAGCCTCTGGAATGGATTTACCGAAAACCTTGTAACCCTCTGGGTGGTTTGCAAGCTTCTGTGCGGTATCAAATCGGCTCAAAATAGCCTCTGCTGCCGATCTGTCACCAACACGCTTTGCTGCTTTATTGATTGCAGCTACATTGCGCTGGTTGTACTCCGTTTCAGACATGATCTGTGCGCCTTTGGACTCTGGCTGCATCAAAAGTTGCAATTGTAACTCGTCAACCACATCTTGAGATGGAGCGGTTTTGGGATCTTGGTATGCCTGATTGAGTGCGGACTCGTACAGCTTGGCCTTTCTAGGAGTCAGTTCAGTGAGCTTCTTCAACTCCTCGCCAGACGCTTGTGCCTGCCTTGCTTGTGATTCCTGCGCCATCCACCCAAGACCAGCACTCTTCTGCTCTGGTTGCGGTTGTTGGGTTTGGTATGCAAGTGACTGGTCAGTAGCAACTGCGCCCTGTGGCATGTTTTGAGCCATTGCTCGTCCTTGGCCTTCTTGAACCATTCGCTGAACTCTGGCTTGCTCTTCTGGAGTGCCGATTGGCTGAACCATTGAGGTTTCATCTGGAAGAGGCGGCAAAACCCCCTCGTCCATATTCATTGCTCGATTGATGCTTTCAGTGTCAAATTGTCTGTATTGAGGCCGATCAATAGGTTGCCCTTGTTTGTTTAGAACCTCACCAAATTCATTGATAAGGTTTCCTCCTTTGGTTTTTGTGAAACGAGAAACATTACCAGACTCGTCTTCTGAGATAACAGTTTGAGGTTTTCCTCCAGCATCTTTTGATGGTTCAAGACCTTTTGCTGCATTTTGGATCAATGCACCCAAGTTGCTGTCATATGCTTTGATTGTATTTTGCGATTCTTCCGAAGGATTTTTGTAAGCAGCCTCAATTCCGCTTATAATGGCATTGACCCTGTCTGCTGGAATGCCAAGGTTTTTTGCTTGTTCAATTTTTTGTTCAATAGATAGAAAATCCGCTCCAGCTTCACCGGGGAGAATTAACGGCTCATCTGGCATCTCTATAGATCCGGTAGGTTGATTGGCTAGTGCAGCATCTCCACGGGACATATCAACTGCACGCGACGGCATGCCAGAATACTCACCAGAAGAGCGAGTTGTCCTTGCTTGTCCACCACCAAAATACGCAGGACGCATTCCCATCTGGGCTTCCTGCACCGCAACCGCACGGCTACTCACATTCTGCTTGAGCAAGTCTTGCACGCTAGCACCCAACGCACCACGAACCTGCACGGGGGTGTTCTCGTCCTTCATGGAGAAGATGAGGTTATCGTAGTAAGGTGCTTGGTTTGGATCCATGATCTTCGCGGCTTCCGCGATCTTGATCCCAAGTTGTGCTGACTTTTTAGCATCCCCCTGCTGCTTGAAGTAGTCCTTAACCTGCCCAGTTAGATCTGCAATCCCCTGCGCTCCAGTCATCGCAAGATTCTGCGCGGATTGGATCATCTGGGATGAATCCCCGTATTGGTAGGGGAGCGTTTGTACTTGTCCTGCGATAATTGCCATGATCTTAAACTGTGTATGCTTTCAACGGTTCGCCTAGTGCGCCCAATCCAATGTTGCTAAAAGCTGTGGATGAGTTACCCATGTTACCACCTCCAAGGAAACTGCCAAAGTTGCCAAGGCTAGCACCCATTCCACCACTCAACCCTGCGCCTAAAAGAGTGCTACCTATATTACTAAACATATTTGCTGTCGCCTGCTTATTCGAGGCGTCTACTGCATACTTGTCCTTGTTGTACTGATTGGTAGCTCCAGCGGCTTGGTTAGCAAAGTTAAGAGGCATTGCTAGCATGTTCAGTCCGGGGGTGGTGTAAAAGCCTTCGGCAAGTCCAGCTGCTCCAATGTTGGCTCTCATCTCTTGATCTAGAAGTCCGGACCTTTGTTGCTCACCAGTCAGGAATTGGTTGAATCCAAGTTGCCTTTCCTGCGTCTGTTGCTGCCCAATGCCGAGGTTTTGGTTAAACAAACCTTGTTGAGTCTCAAGCCTTTGCTTCAAAGCCCCAAGTCCTTGCTCATAAGCCATTCCACCTGCGCTTGCTGCTTCGGCACGCCTAGCCGCCTGTGCCGCTTCTCGGTTTTGGATCTCTGCGGCAATTGCTGCGTTTCCACCAATG